ATGTGCTGCGGACGGACCATCACCACCGTGTCGACGTCGGGGGGCGCACCGGCCAGAACGGCGGCACCGCAGACCACGGCAACACAGTGGCAGGTGACATTCCCCAGCGGCGCGACCCGCTCGGTCAAGTCGGAGGTGGCTGCGCGGCTGATCGTCGGCGCGAACCCCGGCGCGACCTATCAGCAGGCGTGACCGTGCTGGTGATGATCGTCCCGTCGCGGGGACGCCCTCATGCTGTCGCCGATCTCTCGGCGGCGTTCACCGGCACCGTGCAGGCAGACGGCACGCGGCTGGTTCTGGCCGTCGACCTCGACGACCCGGACCTGGACCGGTACCGGCAGGCGGTGGCCGACGCCGCCGACGGGCGGATCACGGTTGCCGCAGTCGCCGGCGGCAGGATGTCCGCGGCCCTCAACGAGACAGCCGTCGCGGTCGCCGCTGATCCTGCCGTCGAGGCGGTCGGGTTCATGGGCGATGACCACCGCCCGCGCACCCCAGGATGGGACGTCGCCTACCTCGCCGCGCTGCGGGAGCTGCGGGCCGGGATCGTCTACGGCGACGACGGACTCCAGCACGAGGCGCTCCCCACCCAGTGCGCCATGAGCGCCAGCATCGTGCGCACCCTCGGCTGGATGTGCCCGCCGGTCCTGCGGCACCTGTGGATCGACAACTTCTGGCTGGACCTCGGCACCCGGGCGGGCTGCCTGCGGTACCTGCCCGACGTGCTGGTCGAGCACATGCACCCCTACGTCGGGAAGGCCGAAATGGACGAGGGATATGTGCGGGTCAATGCCCTCGAAATGATCGACGCCGACCGGGGCGCGTACGAGGTGTATGCGGCGGAGCAGCTGGTCGGCGACGCCGAGAAAGTGAGAGTCCTGCGTGGTTGAGCACCGTCTGTACGACCCTGGCACCGTGCCGGAGTGCACCACGCCCCGGTGGTATGCGGGACGGGAGCACGCCCCGCACCTGGAGCAGCCCACCCACCGGGCCCGGCTCCTCGCCGCCGCCGCAGCCGTGGTCGAGGCCGCGCAGATGCTCGGCGCGTCCACCGTGGTCGACCTCGGCGCTGGTGACGGCGGTCTCCTGTCCCTGCTCGGGCCGGGCATCACAGGCTGGGGCTACGACCTGCAGGCGACCAACGTCGCAGCCTCCAAGGCCCGCGGCGTCGATGTGCGGCTCGCCGACATCACCACCGACGCGATCGACTGGGGACAGATCGCGGTCGCTACCGAGCTGCTCGAGCACCTCCGCGACCCGCACAGTCTCGTCAGCCGCGCCTACACTCACAGCCGGGCGCTGGTCTGCTCATCGCCGTGCGGCGAGACACCCGAGCTGCACTACGAGCATCACGTGTGGGCGTGGGACCGGGAGGCTGTCGAGGCGATGATCGCCGCGGCTGGGTTCCGGATCGTTCGATACGAGCAGCTGCCGCTGTGGTACGAGTTCGGGGTGTGGGGGTGCGTGCATTGAGGGCACTGGTGACCGGTGATGCCGGGTTCGTCGGTGGGCACATGGCCGCCGAGCTGGCGCGGCGCGGTTACGACGTGGCCGGCTGCGACCTGAAGACCGGCAACGACGCCCGTGAAGTGTTCCTCGCCGACGGCACCGTCTACGACCTGGTGGTGCACTGCGCGTACCACGTCGGCGGGCGACGAGCGATCGACGGCGAGCCACGCAACCTCGCCCGGAACCTGGAGCTCGACGCGCAGCTGTTCGACTGGGCCGTGCGCACCAGGCAGCGCGCCGTGCTGTACTTCTCGTCGTCCGCGGCCTACCCGGTGCGGCTTCAGACCACAGAATGGGTCGACACGCACGGCATCCACCGCCTGGTCGAGGACGACATCAACCTGCACCAGTGGTCGAAGACGGGCGACTGGTCACCGGATGCCCGCTACGGCTGGGCGAAACTCACCGGCGAGCAGCTCGCCAAAGCCGCCGCGGAGTGCGGGCTGCGCGTCCACATCGTCCGCCCGTTCTCCGGCTACGGAGAGGACCAGAACCCCAACGAGTACCCGTTCCCGGCGATCGTCCGGCGGGTCCTGGCCGGCGACATGACCGTGTGGGGGCCGTTCGGGCAGCGCCGGGACTGGGTCCACATCGACGACGTCATCGCCGGCGCCCTCGCCGTCGTTGACGCCGACGAGCGCCGGCCGGTGAACCTGTGCACCGGCATCGACACCGAGTTCGGGGATCTCGCCAGGGCTGTGTGGTCGGCGGCCAACGGCAGGCCCGCATCCGAGGCACCCGAGGTGACCTACCAAGCAGACCGGCCCACCGGGGTCATGTGTCGGGTGGGTGATCCACGTCGGATGCTGCACCTGTATCGGCCCCTCGTCGGCCTCGATGAGGGCATCGTCCGCGCCATCCGCAGTCGGCGGTGACTCCCCGGGTTGCGGTTGTCATACCGTGGCGTGCCGGCTGCCCCTGGCGGGAGCGGGCCCTGCGGATGGTCGCCGCGTGGTGGCATGGGCAGTATCCGGAGTGGCCGGTGATGGTCGCCGCGCACGACGACGGGCCGTGGCGGAAGGCGGTCGCGATCGAACGCGGGGTGCGTGCCGTCGACGCCGATGTGCTCGTGGTGACCGACGCCGACCTGGTGCCGTACGGGGCCGGCGAGGCGGTCGCCGCGGTCCTGGCCGGCGCCCCGTGGGCGGCACCGATGCGGGGCATATACCGGCTCACCGAGGCTGCCACGGCGACGCTGACCACCCCGCCGGCCGTCACTGACCTGCGCCCGTGGCAGATCGAGCGCAAGTATGCGGCCAAGCTCGGCGGCGGGTGCGTCGTGCTCCCCGCGCAGACGTGGCGGCGGGTACCGATGGACCCACGGTTCGGCGGGTGGCTGTGCGAAGACCTGTCGTGGGCGCTTGCCTTGTCCGCCCTGGCCGGTGGTCCGTGGCGTGGGCAGCAGTCGGCGGTACACCTGTGGCATCCGCGCGCCGAATGTGAGGACCGCCGGATCGGGTCGGCCGCGAACAACGCCCTGTGGACCCGGTACCGGTGTGCGGTGACGCGTCCGCTGATGCAGGCGCTGGTCGGTGAGGCGATTGAGGCGCTCGCGGTGATGGCGAATCCCGCTGTGCCGGTGCTACCCTGACCCACAGCGTGATCATGTTCGGGCGCCGTGGTCGACCCGATTCCGGTCACCGCCAATTCCTCCGCGCCTCCAGTGCAGCCGTGGTCCGGCTGGGACGCACCAGCGATCCCACGAAGGACACGCCATGGACTTCCCGTTCGACGTCCCCGAAGACCTCACCGCCGCATCCGACGCCGAGCTGATCGCGCTGCTCGGTTCGATCCGCGACCACGGCGCGACGCTCTCCGCGACGACCCCACCCACCGACGACACCGTTACCGGGCTGCAGGCACTCGCCGCGCTGGCCACCTCGGTCCGTGAGGAGCGGGACGCCCGCGCCACCCGCGCCGCATCCGCTGCTGACGCCGCCGCGCAGCTCGCAGCAGCCACCGACCTGCCCGAGCCGGCCCCGGTCGCCGAACCGGTCCAGGCGCCCGAGCCGGCGCCGGCCGTGGAGCCCACTCCGGCCCCGGTGACCGCCGCCCGCCCGGCCCCGTCCGTTGCCGACGTTGCCGCCCAGCGCGGGGCACCGGACCTGCCGGCGGAAACGACCCGCGACTGGATGGTGATGACCGCGTCTGCGGACGTTCCCGGATTCCCGACTGGCGGCAGGCTGGAGACGTTCGCGCAGGCAGCGCGGGCGGTCGAGGCGCGCCTGGCGCACTACCCGACAATGACCGCGGGACGTGCGCAGAGCAACGGTGGCGGCCAGTTGCGGGCCATCACAGCCCACGACCCGTCAACGGACCGGCGCATCCCGATGACGAACTACGCCCGTCACAGCGCGGTGCAGTTCCGTCGCGAGTTTCCGGCCGATCTGCGGGTGACCGACAGCAACCTGGGCAACGCGGAACAGGTGGCGCGGCACGTCGCATCGGAGCGGCGCCTGCCCGGCGGATCCCTGGTGACGTCGATGCGGGCACAGATCGACGCCGGCCGCCCGATCACCGCCGCCGCTGGCTGGTGCGCCCCGTCGGACACGATGTGGGACCTGACCGCCGGCGAGCTGGAGACGCTGGACGGGATTCTGGATCTGCCCGAGCTGCAGACCAGTCGGGGCGGGTGGAACATTCCGGCAAACGGGGGTCCGCTGTTCGCGACCGTCTGGAACGGTGTCGGCTCGGCCGGCGACACGCACCTGACCGAGGCTGAGGTCATCGCCGAGTACAGCAAGTACTGCTGGGATATTCCGTGTCCGGAGTTCACGGATGTGCGCCTCGGGGTCGACTACGTGTGCCTGACCGGTGGGCTGCTGCAGCGTAGGGGCTACCCGGAGGCTGTGGGCCGGTTCTCGCGGGCTGCGCTGGTCACCCTCGCACACAAGATCAACCAGGGTGTGATCGCGGCGATCGTCACCGCATCCGGCGCCGCGAACGTCATCCCCGCCGACGTCTCTGGCGACGACGCCATCTCCGGGCTCCTGTCCGCTGTCGACCTCGCGCTCACCGATGCCCGCTACTACACCCGCATGGGCTTCGGGGCGACCCTTGAGGTCGTCCTGCCCATGTGGGTCCTCACTCAGATGCGCGCCTCCGGAACTCGCCGCAACGGCGATACGTCGCTGATCGGCATGACCGACGCACAGATTGCCGGCTGGTTCGCGATCCGCAACGCCGTACCCAGGTTCGTGTACGACTGGCAGGACGCCTACAGCGGGCTCGTGACCGGCCCTGGCGGAGCGAGCGCCCTGACCGCACTCCCGACCACCGCGCAGTTCCTGGTGTACCCGGCGGGGACGTGGGTCAAGGCCGTGCAGGACGTCGTCAACCTCGACACGATCTACGACAGCACAAAACTCACCACCAACGAATACACGGCCATCTTTGTCGAGGACGGGTGGGCTGCGCTGCAGATGACCCCCATCTCCCGCCTCTACACCGCGACCGTGGACCCGTCCGGCGTGGTCGGCTGCTGCCCGTCGGCACAGAGCTGACCTGATCCGGTGAGCCTCCCCCAGGGGGCGACTTGGGTGGGGGGTGAACGCCAGTGACGTTCACCCCCGCCCAAGTCGTAACCCCACCAGCCTCGCCCGGACTGCGGTACGGGCTGTTCAACGCCGCAGTCGGGCCACTCGACCTGCCCGACCACGCGATCGGCGGCGGCGTTACCTGGCCGCCAGAGTCGTGCGGCGGCGCCCACGCGTGGGGCGCCACCTGCCACGAGCCGACCGTCGACCGTGGCGGCGACGGCGACCAGCAACTGTCGGTGTCGAAAACGGTCGACGACGCCGGCGACTGGGCGACCGCGTCGCCGTTCGTGGCGTACGGGTCGTATACGTGCGGGTCGGTCGGCACCGGCCCGGAGGAGTTGTCGTACCGGGCGCGGCTGAGGCTGCAGAACGGCGAGCAAAGCCAGGCCGAGGCTGCGCTCGCCGCGCAGCTCGCCGCGTCGTCGGTGGAGGTGTTCGCGGCTGACGCCGCCAGCATCGCCGCGGTGGTCGCCGAGCTGGAGCAGTGGCTATACGGGACCGCCGGGTACGGCACCGTCGGCTACCTGCATGCCCCGCCGCGCGTGTCGGCGTGGGCGATGCAGGCCGGGCTGATCGAGCCGGCCGGGCCGGTCCTGACCACCCGCCTTGGCACGAGGTGGGTCTTCGGCGGCGGCTACCCCGACGACGCCTACCTGCACATCTCGGGGCTGGTCACCGTGTGGCGCTCACCGGACATCATCACCCCGCCGCCGCAGCTGGACCGGTCGACGAACCAGTGGACGGCGCTGGCCGAGCGCCCGTACGCGGTCGGGTTCGACTGCCACGCTGCGCGGGCGTTCTTCGATTGGCTGCCACTGTCATGACGATCATCATCAAGCCGCCGATCGCCGGGCTCAGCCAGCAGGACCTGCTGGCCACGCTCGACTCGATGCGCACCCCGGGCGACCCGCCGATCCGGACCGGCGGTGGTGGGTTCGTCGTCGACGAGCTGCTGGCGCACCGGTTTCTCGCCGCCTTGATCGACGCGGCACCGCCGCCGCTGCCCGGGGTCGAGGTCACCACCTGGGACCCGACGATCCCACCGCACCCTCCGCCAGCCGTGACAGAGGAGACGGCTGAGTCCACTCCGACGCCTGCGCCCGATGACCCGCCGCCGGCCACGCCACGCAAGACGACCACGAAGACCAGGAGGAAGCCGCGATGACCGCGACCTGCGACAGCGAATATCAGGGCCTGGTGGTGCGGCTGACCCGCCTGGACGAGTGCGGCAACATCGTCGCCGGGGCCTGCGGCTACGCCACATCGAAGGGATTCATCAAGGTCGGGCTGGAGAAAGACGAGGAAGAGGGCGAGTCGATCTCCCCGAAGCTGGCCAACGGTGAGCGCTGCTTCTACCGCAAGACGCGCCCGCAGCTCAACGGCTACAAGGCCGACATCGAGTTCTGCAACGTCGACCCGGAGCTGTTCGAGATCGCCACCGGCGTCACGCTCGTCACCGACGATGCGGTCGCCCCGGTGTCGCACGGCTTCGCCGTCGACTCCGCGTCCTACGGCGACGCCCACTTCGCTCTGGAGCTGTGGACCAACCTCGCCCTGAACGACTGCACCGTCGGCGGAACCACCCGCAGGTGGGGGTATCTGCTGCTGCCGTGGCTGACCGGCGGGACATTCACCCCGCCCGACAGCATCGAGAACAAGGAGGTCAACTTCTCGATCTCCGGGGCGATGACGCAGGACGGCAACAACTGGGGCATCGGGCCCTACGACATTCAGCTCGACCGAAACGGCGACCCATCACCTCTGGACACGGCACTGTCGGCAACCACCCACCTGCTCAAGTGGAAGGTCAACATCGCCCCGCCGACGCCAACGTGCGGCTGCCAGAACCTCAGCCCCGTCACCTGACCTGACACCTGCCTCGCCGCGGCAGCAAGGAGTGACCCTGTGGCGCTGATATGGGTCCAGGCCGTCGTCGACTTCACCAGCCCACTCGCCGGCGAGTGGGCATCCGGTGAGATCGACGAAATCGACGACACGTACGCGAATCCGCTCATCACAGCCGGCTACCTGATCCCGTACGTCGGGCCGCTGCCTCCGTCAGATGGTGCCCACATCTCCGGCTACTACGTCCGCGTAGGTGACAGGCTCGATCTGGTCGAGTCTACTCTTGACGGTCTCGGCGACGCGGCCACGAAGAACGTGGGGACGGCGGCGGGGACCGTCGCTGCTGGTGACGCGGTTGTACGGCTGACTGGAGATCAGACGGTTGCGGGCGTGAAGACCCTATCGTCGCATCCACTGGTGTCGGCTGGCGGGTCAGCGGGTTCCGGATCGCGAAAGGTGGCGTCGGAGCAGTACGTCACATCACGCACGGACAACCTATTTACAAATTGCAGTGGCCTGCTTGGAAATAACTACAACATGTCGTACTTCGTGTTTGACGAATCCGAAACCCACGGGGGCGCCGGGTCATTCAAGATAACGACGTACAACGGATCTGTGACCAATGATGAGCTAATTCCGGTAGACCCTACCCGCTACTACTACATATCGGCGTGGGCGAAAAGCGGCAATGCCGATGGTTCCGAGTATGCGGCCGGGGCGCAGCACTACTTGGGTGTCACTCCGCATGACGCGGATCAACTCGCAATTGGATCAAATATGTACCAGCGCCAAGCGGGGGCGACCGATACGACGCTCGACGTACAGCTCAACCCTGGCGACTGGACAATGACCCTCGCTAACGCGACCGGGTGGTACAACGGTGCGACCGCGTTTTCAAGACACTTTGCCTGGTGGCCGTACGTAAACGCCATCGGATATTCCCACGCTCCGTACACGTACTCTCGTAACACCAGCGAGTCAGCCGGGTACGCGCCAGCCGTTGGCGCGTGGAACGCAGGTGGGATCAGCGGCAACACGGTCACTCTAAGCAGAGCATGGGCGGGACCTACTTTAGCTGCAGGAACACCAGTAGCTAATTTCATCTTCGGGGCGACATATAAGTACTGCACGTCAATGAATAACAGCAATGTGCCGAATGTTTGGACCAAATACTCGGGATACATCGGCTCGCTCGATACGGCCGGCACGAATTTACCGAACCTATTCCCGTATGGAACCTCCTATATGGTGCTGCAGTTCCTGGTCAACCGTACGGTGGCCGGCAACGCGATCCGATTCTCGGACATTTATGTCGGGACGACTGGCACGCGCAATCTGGCAACGGCAACGGCGACCGTCCCTGGAGTCGTGACAGCGCCAGCCACATCAGTGCCTGGCTTGGTGGCTGTACCGGCGTCGAAGACTGCCGCAGGCGTGACCGGCCAGCAGGCGGCTGACGCAAACCACGCATATTTCTGCGTGGCCACAAACACGTGGATTCGAGTCGCTAAGGACGGTACGTGGTGACGGACATGACGCGTGTCGGAACCTTCTATCCGATCGTGGCTGAGCGTTTCGCGGCGGTCGCATGGGGGATGTAGACGCCGAGGTCAGAGATTCTCGCGCTGTCGACGACCATATCGATCGTGCGTGTTCGGGACGACGGTGCGTTGGTCATCAACGTGAGTGGAGACCAGCGGGTTGCACCGGACGGGTCGGTGCTGCGCCTCAATCGCACCACTGGGCAGATTGCGATCCAGACGCAAGAGGAGTTTGAGGCGGCGTTCCGTCCTGCGCAGTAGGACATACGCACGAGTAGGGCGATAGGAGGAGGTGGCTAATTGTGACCGGCCCGTGTGGGTGGAGCGTGACCGCATGCCCGTGCGGGACGGCCGCGTGGGGCGACTACGACCCGGCGGTGCAGACGTACGCGGAGTCGACCGCTGCGGCGATCATGTGGGCTGCGACGGGCCGCCGGTACGGGCAGTGTGAGATCACGGTCGAGCCGTGCACCCGCGTCGAGGACCCGCTGTATCAGACGTTTCCGCTGGCGGAGGTCGGCTCCGGGCAGGCCGGCCCGTACATTTCCGGTGGGGTGTGGCACAACTCCTGCACCCCGGGTTCGTGTGGCTGTGCTGGCCGGTGCGAGATCGCGTTGGAGGGGCCGACGTCGACGTCCGCGGTCACGTCGGTGACGGTCGCCGGGGTGCTCGTCCCCCCGGCCGCATACGTCGTCTACGAGGGGCACCTGCTGACCCGGATCGACGGCGAGTGCTGGCCGACGTGCCGGGACTACTCCGACCCGTCCACCGCGTTCACGGTCGTGTACGAGCGGGGCGATCCGATCCCCGATCACGTCCAGGCCGCGTTCGAGCGGCTCGCCTGCGAGCTGGCGAGGGCCTGCACCGGCGGTGACTGCGCCCTGCCCGCCCGGGTACGGTCGATGACCCGCCAGGGTGTCGAGATCCAGATGGTGGATTTGGCCGACGAGACGGGCCGGGTCCGGACGGGTATTGCCGTCGTCGACCAGGTCATCGACGCGGAGAATCCGCGCGGCCTGCAGCAGCGCCCGACGGTCCTGTCCCCGGATCTGCCGCCGCCGAGGATGGTGACCTGACGTGGCCCCGCAGACGACCGATCCGGTGGTGGCGCCGATCGCCGCCGATCTGCTCGCGGCGATGACGACCGTGTTCAACCAGCTCGACACGCTGACCGGTGACCCTTTGCGGCCGGTGTGTCTGCGGACCGGGGCCCGCCCGGCACTCCTCGCATCCCAGTCGGAGGACGAATGCTGCCTGCGCCTGGCCTGGCTGCGGCTGACCTCCCTGTATCCGTCGGTGCGGGCGAACTTTCCCGAACCGGACGCCGATCCGGTGCCGTGTGACGTGCGCCGCTGGGCTGTCGGCTTCGAGCTGGGCGCGTCCCGCTGCGCACCCGTCGGCGATGAGACGTCGCTGCCGACCTGCGCTGACTGGATCACGACGACGCTGGCCGGCTACGACGATGCGGCCGCGTTGCGGCGGGCTGTGCTGCTGTGGCAGTCGACGCACCCGCACGACACCGTCAAGATCGAATCGGTGGATCCGGGGGACGTAGAGGGCGGATGCGTCCACCACACACTGACGATCATCGTCGCGGCGCCGGCCGCCGACTGCTGGGAGGAAACCTGATGGCCAAGTCGAGGACAAAGGCGCAGGCGAAGACGGTAGCGATCCGGCCGGTGCGGCTGGTGGCGGCCATGGGATTCCAGCACCCCCAGCTTGGCGCGTGGGTCCGCGGCGAGGAGCGCACCCTCCCGCCGGCCGACGCTGTCGTCGCGCTCGTCGAGACCGGATACCTGACCGCCCCGGACATCCTCCCGACCACCGTGCCGCCGGCCCGCAAAGCGCCCGCCAAGACAGCGACCCCGCCGGGGGCCGGTACGGCGCGCCTGGCCGCCGTCATGGCCTTCACCCACCCCGCGGTCGGCGCCTGGACCGGAGGCGAGGAACGCACCCTCCCGACCACCCCGGATGTCGCCGCGCTGGTGCAGGCCGGGAACCTCCGGGTCGTCGACGGCCCAGCACTCGCCGACCCCGCCCCACCGGCAGAACCGCCGATCCCCGACGGGGACGTGTCGGCGCTCACCGCCACCATGGCGTTCACCCGACCCCGCCTCGGGGCATGGCAGCGTGGCGAAACCCGCACCGTCCCCGTCGACGGCGAGGTGGTCGCTGCGATCCGCGCCGGATACCTCCGCGCGGTACCCGAGTCCCCGGCGGCTCTCGCCGCCGCACCCGAACCGGCAGTAGCCGGGACGTCCGGTGACGTCGGCACAGCCAAGGTCCGTGCCGTCATGGCCTTCACCCACCCCACCCACGGCCGCTGGGCCAAGGGCGAAACCCGCACCGTCCCCGTCGACGACGCCACGATCATCCTCGTCGAGACGGGGTATCTGGAGCCGGTGTGGGACGACCAGCCACCAACTGCCGCACCGGCATCGGTGCAGCTCCAGTCGCCAAACGGGCAGGTCACCGTCTACCCTGCGATCAAGACCCGGGGGGTGAGTGGCGTTGATCCGGTTTGGGCGGCTGCGGCTGCAGCTCACGCCGCAGCAAATCCGGGAAGGGGCACGCCCCGCCTGCGTAAGAGGCGTCACTGACGTCTGCCGCAAGGTCCACAACCGGGCGTCGATCCTGTGCCCGGTCGACACCGGGAACTTGCGCGCGCATCACGGCATGCGCGTCAACTCCGCCCGCTGCACGGGCGAGGTGTTCAACGACGCGAAGTACGTCGAGGCCGTCCACGACGGGACATCAGCGCACCTGATCGTTGCCGGGCGGAAGAAGGCGCTGGCGTTCAATGTTGGCGGCAAGGCCGTGTACGTCAAGTCGGTGTGGCATCCCGGTACCCGCCCGCGCCGTTGGCTGATGGCCGCAGGTGGCGAGGTCGCAGCAGCTAGCGGCTACCGCTGGTCACCGGAACGATAGGAGACACCGCGTGAGCAACACCGTCAAGGCCCAGTCCGCCGAGCCCACGACCGAAGAGCCGAAGGTTCGCAACGCCAAAGTGCCGTTCCATGGCCGTGACATCGAAGTCCGCCCGCCCGAGCCTGAGCAGTTGGCCGCGATCATGTCGTTCTGCGGCGAGTTCGAACAGCAGCCCGACGGGTCCCTCCCGCCGTCAATGAAAGAGGTCGACGACGTGGTTGCCGCCCTGACGGAGGCGCTCGATATGTCGACCTGCCTGTTCGTGCGCGCCGCCGACCGACGGTATGTGCGGCGGCTCGTGCTCAACCGTGTCGTCAAGCTCGAGGAGACCATCGGGCTTACTCTCGCCGCGGTCGAGCAACTGCGGGCGGCGAACCCGCAGATCGAGTGGGGGGATATTCCCGCAGCCCCTGCCGCTCTGGTGACTGGCTGACCATGGCGGACGGGCCTGGTCTCGCAGCGCTGGCCGTCTGGCCGGTGCAGGTCGCGGCCGGGCCGATGCGGGTCACGATCCCAGCAACCCCCGCCTACCGGTGGATCACGGTGCTCCTCGAGCGGGACCTGCTCGGCGTGGTACCCGGGATGGTCGCCGATGATGCTCTGCTCGATGCGGTCGCTGACGGCACGGTGACAGTGGCGCAGTGCCGAGCCGCAGCCCGGAACGCGATCGAGGCCGCATCCGGCCACCGGTGGTGGACTGCTGACCGGCTCGTGTACCTGTCGACCGGGTTCCCATGGATCGCCGGTGAGCTGGTCCTGTCGGGGGTGGATGCGTCGCGGGTTTCGCTGGGGGGCTGGTGTGCGGCGGTGTGGCGGATCGTCACCCGCGATCGCGAGAAGAAAGATCTCGCCCGGATCGAGTGGGAGCTGACGAAGCCGCCCCCCGGGCTACCGGTCGAGAACCTTCACGACCCGCAGCGGGCAGCCGCCGCGTTTGACGACGTCGACGTGCCGGACGAGGCGCCGGTCCCTGGCTGAGGTAGGAGCCCCCGGCGGCGGCATTCAGACAGCCACCGGTACACGGTCGGGCGGGGGGCGACCTGCCAAAACTCGGCGACCGCGGTCTTGCCGCCGCCGGGCCGTGACGTCCGCTCGGCCCACCGGTACACGCCCGCGACGAGCGGCCAGTGGTTGTCGCCCCAGGTCCGCCCGGTCTTGGTGTCGACGAGCGTGCGCCAGTGTCGGTCGTCCGGGTGCGGCTGTGGGGCGGCGAGCCTGGCAAGTTGCGGTATTGGCAAGCGCGCTAGAACCCCGGGGGTGATGCTGGCGCGCGGGTCGCGGGCGGCGACGGTAACGGCTGTGACCCTGCGCCGGTGGCGTCCCGGGGCTGGGGCCGTGGTGGTGACAGTGATCAAATACGGCGATGCTGGATCGTTGAGTGTGTACGTCCCACCACCATCGACACTGATCATCGCATCGGGAATGGTCGGTATCTCCACGCCGAGATGATACCGCCTTGACCTGCGCTTTCACCCCTCCCACTGGGGACGATCAAAAGCGTGGGGTCCCGCGGCAAAATCAGCATCGACGTCGAAGCCGACGTCGCCGCGTTCGCCACGCAACTCAAACGCGATCTCGACAGGGCACTCAAAGGCATCAAGCTCGACACCGACCCGATCGGCAAGCAGCTCGGCGACGGGCTGAGCAAAGGCGCGAAAGGTGGCATAAAGAATACAAAGGCCGATATCGAAGATATCAGCGCCAGCTTCGACAAGCTCAGCTCGCGCATGCGTGAAGTCAGCGCCGATGCGGACAAGCTCGGGTCCGATGCGCGTCGATCACTCGCTGGCGTTGGCGACGAGTCCGACCGCACCGGCCAGCGCATGCGCACTTCATTCGCTGCCGCCGGCAGGTCGCTCGCGGGCATCACCAGCCACCTCGGGCGGGCCGCCGGCGCGCTCGGCACGCTGACCGCCACCACGGGAAAGATCGGCGCATCGGCGTCCGTCATCACCTTGCTCGGCGCCGCCGCAGCCACCTCCGCCGGACACCTCATCGGCCTCGCCGCGGCCCTGTCCCAGTCCGCCGGGGCTGCGGTGGCGATCCCCGCCGCCATCGGTATGGGCGTCGCCGCGATCGGCGCCCTCAAGCTCGCCACCGCCGGGCTTGGCGACGCCATCAAAGCGGCGGTCACCGGCGACGCGAAAGACCTCGACAAAGCGCTGGGGGCGCTATCCCCCAAGGCGCAGGAGCTGGCGAAGGAGCTGGCGAAGGTTTCTCCCGCGCTCCGCAGCGTCAAGGACGCCGCCCAGGACGCGTTCTCCGCGCGCCTGCTCGGCACCGTCAAAGCGCTCACCGATCTGTATGTCGGGCCGCTGACTGCCGGGCTGGGTGGGATCGCCACCGAGTACGGCACGATCGCCCGCGCAGTGGCCGGTTTCGCCGCGCAGGAAGCCACCGTGTCGGCGGTCACGCAGGTCATGTGGTCGCTGCGGCAGGTCCTGGCCGGCATGCCAGGCCCGGCCACGATGGCCCTCGCCGGGATGCGGGACCTAGCCGTGGTGGCGCTGCCGGTCGTCCAGTCCCTCGCTAGGGCTGCCGGCGAGCTGATCGGCCGCTTCGGCATGTGGGCATCCGTCGCCGCGAAGTCCGGGCAGGCGACCGTGTGGCTCAACACTGCCCTCGACGTGCTCGGCCAGCTCGGCCAGCTCGCCGGGAACGTCGGCTCGATCGTCGGCTCGGTGTTCTCGACAGCCCAGTCCACGGGGGCTGGATTCCTGAACACGCTGGTGTCCGTCACCGGCCAGCTCGCCGCGTTCCTGCAGTCCGCCGCCGGTAGCCAGCTGCTCACATCCGTGTTCAACGCACTTGCCACGCTGGCGACCGGGCTTGAGCCGGTGTTCGCGAGCCTCGCGCAGGCCGTGTCGGCGCTCGGCCCGGCGCTCGGCCCTGTCGCGACTGGGCTGGTTGGGATGCTGCAGGCGGTCGCTCCGGCGTTCGGGCCGATCGGCGCTGCCATCGGCGCGCTCGCGTCGTCGATCGCGCCGATGCTGCCGATACTGGGGCAGGTCACGGCGGCGATCGGCACTGGCCTCGCTGGGGCTGTCACCGCGCTGACTCCCGCGATCGGGCCGCTCGTGTCAGCGCTCGGGACGGTCATCATGGCGGTCGCCCCGATGCTGCCGATCATCGGGCAGGTGGCCGCCGTGATCGCGGTGGCACTGGCTGGGGCGATCACGCAGCTTGCCCCGGTTATCGGGCCGCTCGTGTCCGCCTTCGCCAACATCTTGGTCGCGGTCGCTCCGCTGCTGCCGGTCATCGGGCAGCTTGCCGCGATCCTGATCGGGAACCTGGCCAGCGCCGCGTTGGCGCTGGCGCAGGTCCTTGCCCCGGTCGTGCAGGCCCTGGCCGGTTCGCTGCAGCCGGTCCTGCCGCAGATCGCCGCCGCATTCACTCAGGTCGCTACGGCGATCATGCCGCTTGCCCCGGTCATTGGGGGGCTGCTGGCGCAGGCGCTGCAGATGATCCTGCCGCCGCTGCTGCAGCTCATCCCCACCCTGATCACAGGACTGGCCCCGGCGATGATCCAGATTTGGATGGCGTCGATCCAGCTTCTGCAGGCGCTCCTGCCGATCCTGCCCGCCATGATGCAGATGGTCGTCGCCCTGACCCCCGTGATCGTGCTGGTGGCGCAGCTCGCGGCCACGATCATCGGCGCCCTCGTGCCCGTCCTCGTTCCACTGATCAACATCGTGGTGAAGCTCGCGTCAGCGCTACTCACTAACCTCGCGCAGGCTGTGACGTGGATCGTTTCGACGATCACCGGCCCGATGGTCGGCGCGATCTCGTCGGCGCTGTCGTGGTTTGGCCGGTTCCTCGGGTCGGTGCTGTCGTTTGCGTCCAGCGCAGGCTCGGCGATCGCTGGCTTCGCCAGCTTCATGATCTCCGCAGTGATGCGGATCCCGAGCGCGATCGGGGGCGTATTCGCGAACGCCGCCGGCATGCTCGTCGATGCTGGGCGAAACATCATCCAGGGGCTGATCAACGGCATTTCGTCGATGATCGGTTCGCTGCGGTCGAAAATCTCCGAGGCGGCGTCGGCCGTCCGGGACGCGCTCCCGTTCAGCCCGGCGAAGTACGGGCCGCTGTCGGGCGGGGGCTCTCCGGACATCGCCGGGGCGAAGATCGCGTCGATGCTCGCCGCGGGCATCGAGAGCCGCATCCCGGCAATCCGTACGGCCATCAGCGGCCTCGCCACCGCGGCGTCCCCCGGGCAGCTGCAGCTCGCCGCAGCGACCCCGACTGCCGCGACCGCGCCGCAGGCTCCGGCGCTCGCCGCGGTCGGTGCGGGACGCAGTTATGCGATCACCGTCAACGCGCTCGACCCGCGGTCCGCAGCTACCGCCGTGATCGACGCGATCCGCGCGTTCGAGGGCGCGAATGGCAAGGGGTGGCGGTCGTGACGTCACTCACCGTGTTTGACGTCAACGGCTGCGGTGGTGGCACCGAGCTGACCGTCGAGATCGCACTCACCGCGGCAACCGGCCTCGCCGGGCTGTGGGACGTAGGCGTGTGGGATGTGGACCTGTGGGGCCCGGACGTCGTGTGGCAGGACGTGTCGCAGTGGGTCCGGTCAGTCGAGACGGACAGGAAGTTCGACTCCCGGATGCGCACCTGGCAGGCCGGAACGTTCACGGTCGTCCTCGACAACCGCGACGGCCGCTTCAGCCCCGACAATCTCGATCCGGCAGCCCCGTACGTGGTCGCCGGGATCTCCGGGGTCCGTCCGGGCTGCCCGGCCCGCATCCACCTTACCTACGCAGGCATCACGTATCCGCTGTTCTGGGGCTACTGCACGTCGTGGGATGAAGGGTGGGCGCTGCACGAGCCCCGCGAGGGCGATGCCTACATGACCGTCGCGGGCGTGGACGTGTGGGGGTGGCTCGGCCGGGCCAAGGGCCACGAGGTCGGCGCGGTCGGCGCAGGCGAGTCGTTCGGGGCGCGGGTCGCGAGGCTGCTGACCGCCGCAGGGTTCACCGCCGGCATGGCGCTCGACACTGGCGTGACGACGATGCAGGCCACAACCCTCGCCGACGACCGCATCGCAGAGATCAACAAGACTGCGCAGTCCGAGGGTGGCCTGGTGTGGGCCGAGGCTGACGGCACCATCGTCGCCCGCGACCGGTACGCCCTCATGGAGGACGCGCGTTCCACCACCGTCCAGGCCATGTTCGGCGACGGGCCGGGCGAGATTCCATGGGAGTCGATCACCAAGGCGCCGGTGGCCATCGACGCGATCATCAACAGCGCCGAATACAAGCGCGACGATCCGGCGGCGACGCCGCAAAGCTTCGGCGATGCCGTATCGATCGCCCTCTACGGGGTGCGCGGCGACCCGGATACGAGCACCGACCTCGTCAATGAGACAGACGCGCAGGTCCTGGCGCTCGCCCAATGGTCGGTGCTCGTCAACAAGGACCCGGAGGCGCGGGTCGAGGAGCTGACGCTGCGGCCACGCTGCGACCTGGCCACGCTCGCCCCCATCCTGCTCGCCCTGATGATCGCCGACCTGGTGACGGTCACCGTCCGGCCCCCGTCGGCGACCGGCCACATCATGACCCGCGACTGTTTCGTATCCGGGATCTCCCACGCGATCTCCGAAAACGACTGGGTGATGCGGGTACGGACCGCGTCCGCGACCGCGTGGCGGGCGTTCGCCGAATCCCTGTGGGACACCGGCCTGTGGGGTGCGTCCGATGTCGACCCGAACGGTGCGAGGTGGTTCGTATGACGCCAGGGCAGGAGCAGGCTCCCCTGCTGACCCCGGAGGTGGCCGTCTACCTCCACCCCATCGACGTGCGCGCACACCCGTCAACCGGCGGCGGATGGCGGTGGGCTGTCCACGCCGGCGGGCAGGGCCCGTCCGAGCTGCGGTACTGCGCCAACGCCGGCCGCACACCCAGCCGGCAGCAGGCGGCACTGATCGGCGAATCCCACGGCGCCGCGGCGACGAAAGCCCTTCGGATCCTCGGCGTACCCGCCGCCTACCGCGGCATCCGCGAACTCGACCACGATCCGATCCCGCCCGAACTCGACCCGCCAGTCGGAGTGTGGCGCGACCAGCAGGCACGGGAGGGCTGACAGGTGCCATACACGACCGTCGTCGCCGGGACGGTGATCACCGCCTCGTGGGGCAACATGATCCGCGACCAGGTGATCACCCCGTTCACTGATGCGGCGACTCGCACCGCGCAGGTCACCGTTCCCGTCGAGGGAATGGTTTCCTACCTCGCCGACAGCAAGCGGCTCGAACTGTACAACGGGACTCGATATGTTCCGGCCGGCTGGCAAAGGGTCGGCGGTTCAGTACCGCGCACGTCTGACGTGACGATGACGACAACCGAGACGCTGGCTGATTCAGCTACCGTCACGTGCGTAGCTGGCCGTCGATATCGCATCACCTGGTCCGGGTCGTACAACTCGTCAGCCGCAGGTGATTCGATCGATATTCGGCTGCGCTACGCGGCCGGCGGCAGCGTCACAAACACTGACACCCTCATCAAGGCATGTCCGCTCGCGGAGCCAGCCGCGAACCACAATCTCAGCGGAGCCTTTACCGCCGAAATCACTGGAATAGCTGCAGGTCAGACGACATTCGGCGTATTCGGGGTGCGCATCGCCGGGTCCGGAACTGTTCACTTGTATGCCGCTGCCATCTATCCGGTGACATTTGTTATTGACGATGTGGGGCCAGCGTAGTGGATATCACGTACGAGACATTGTGCGCCGGCGAGCGCACGTCATGGGGTAACCGCGTGGCTGGCGACCTCGCCGCGGCCACGCTCGACGCCGCGGCGGCCGAGCTGCTCGCCGAGATCGCCGCGACCCCGGAGCACCTGCGGGTGCCCGTCGATGAGATCCGGCTCTGGTCGGGCGCCTCACCAGCCCTGCCTGCCCGCGCGCCGGACCACGTCCAGCAGGTGCCGGCGTGATCCGTCGCGTCGCCGCGGTGCTCGCCGTGCTCCTGGTGGTCGCGCTCGCCCCGCCCGTCTCGCCGGCGGCGGCCCGCGACGAGGCCATCCAGGTCAGCATCATGGTCGTCGGGGACTCCATCAGCCTCGGCTGCGACTCGCAGCCGCTGGGTGGCTGGTGCGCCCGTCTGTCGGCGCTGCTCACGGAGCGGGGGATCACCCACCACATCGCCGGCCATGTCGCGTCGGGCTGGTCATGCGGCGCGCTCGCGGCGGGTTTCGCCGCACGGTTCGACGCCATTCAGCCGGACGTCGTCATCCTGAATTGCGGAACGAATGACGCGCCATCATCGCAGGGCGCCCGCGATTTCATGGGCGAGCGGTGGCGGACAATGGTCGAGTACTCATGGATCCACGGCGCACACATCCTGCCGGTGTGGGTCCAGTACTCGAATCGCGAGATCAACGCCAAGAATGGCCGGGCGTGGCTACTGTCCGGCGAGGGTGCAGCCAACGACGTCGTGTACGTCAACATGGCGTACTACTCCGGCGCAGGCTGGTTTGCCGGTATCGCCGATTTGCAGCGTGTGCCCGGCGACTGGAACTACCTTTCTGGCGGAGCCGACGGAATGCACCCGAATTCATTCGGTCAGAATGTTTACGCCTCCATCTTTTACCGCGCGCTGATGGGCCATTTCGGCTGGCCGGATGACGTCCCGGAACCCTGCGGAATGTGGGGTCACAGGGAAATCTATGACCCGCCCAATTACGTCCCGTGTGAGGTGATGTCGTGATCTGGCTTGCCGACATCTCCAACCATCAGGGCGATATCTCGATCGAGCAGATCGTGGCCGAGGGCTATTCGGCCGTGATCTGCAAGGCGTCCGAGGGCACCACGTTCCGGGACGGCTGGTTCGACGGCTGGATCCCGCGGATCCGCGACGCCGGCGCGATCCCTGGCGCGTACCACTTCCTTCGTGCCGGCGATGGTGCCGGTCAGGCGCGGATCTTCTGGGCGCGGGTGGCCGATCACGGCGGACCGGCCGGGTTCCTGTGCGCGCTGGACAACGAGGCCGATGCGAGCTGGGAGGACACCCGCGCGTTCGCCGCCGAGTGGAACGCCATCACGGGCGGGCATCCGCTGCTGATGTACACGGGCGGCTGGTGGTGGCGTCCCCGTGGCTGGCCCGGCGCTGAGCTGACACCGCACCTGTGGCACAGCAACTACGTGTCCGGGTCCGGTACGGGTGCGGCACTGTACGGGCAGGTCACCGACGCCCACTGGTCGCCCGGCTACGGGGGCTGGCCGCAGGCCACCATCCTGCAGTTCTCGTCGTCTGCCCAGGTCGCCGGGCAGACGGTCGACGTCAACGCGTTTCGCGGCAGCCTCTCCGAGCTGCTCGCACTCACAGGTCAACAACACGAGGGGGACGACATGTCGGAGCGTGCCAGTAACGCCATCGAGGCGTGGAGTGTAGGCAGCCCTAAGGCAGCCGACGGGTACGACGTCGCGCCGGTGATCTGGCAGCAGCGCCTGGAACGCTGGCAGGGCGAGGTGTCGGCGCAGCTCGCAGCGCAGCGCGGCGAGCTGCAGGCGCTGACCGCCGCGTTTCAGGCGCTCGCCACCGGGGGCACCAGCGTGGACACGTCGGCGGTGCTCGCCGCGGTCGCCGGCGTGCGGCAGCTGGTCGAGGAAGAGCACGCGGCCGAGCTGGCGGCGGCACGCGCGGAGGTCGAGGCCCGCACCAGGGACGAGGTCGGGGCGTGAGCAGCAGCGACGACGTCGGCGAGCTGAAGGTCCAGCTCGCCAGGATCGAGGGCAAGCTCGACGGGTTCACGGCCGGCCTGAAGACGGCTAGCGACCGGGTCGACGACCACGAGTCCAGGCTGCGCAGGGTCGAACGGATCGTGTACCTGTCGGTCGGTGCCGCTATCGCTGTGGGCGGGGCGTCCGGCGCGGTCGCGTCGGCGCTCACGGGGGGCTGACCAGTGGCCGGGCGGCGACCGCCGCGGCGGACAGCGTGGATCGTCGGGTTCCTGGCGCTGACTGCGGTCACGGTCGGCGCCGAGCTGGTCGCCTCGTGGGACTCCGATCCGGACACCGTCCCGTGGACTGAGCTGATCGTGACCGCGGTGCCGGGCGAGGTGTTCGCGGTGCTCGGCGGCGGGTTCGTGTGCTGGTTCGTGGTGCACTTCGCGATCCGGTACCGGCGCAAGGCCAGGAGGAAGGAGTCCGGCGGTGAGCAGTGACGTGCCAACGCAACCGGCCGAACCGTTGGAGGGTCGGGCCGACGCTCCAAGTTCCGTTGTGCCCGCTGCCGCGGCGGTCATGTCGGCGTGGGCCATGGCTGCGGTGCGTACCGGCATTCAGGCGGGGTGGGCGCTGCTGGCGGTGTGGGCCGCCCGGGAGGTGCCGTGGGTGCCACTCCCGGACGTTCCGCCCGGGTGGGTGGAGATCGCCGTTGGGGCGTTGGCGGCCGGCACGGTCACGGCCGGTATCGGGTGGCTGGAGCGCCGCTCGCGGGGTACCTGGTGGGGGCGGTTGGGTACAAGGGTCGGGCGGGTGATGATGTGCGGGATCGTCCAGCAGCCCACCTACACGGCACGGGGCAAGGTGCCGTTGTAGGCATTGCCTGTACAGCTCTATGTGCTCGATCGCGGTCTACCCCCCGCTCTTGGCGCGACCGTGACCTGATCGCAATGCGCACAGTAGAGCGCCGCCGACCAGCAGCCGACCGCTGCCGGCGGCGTTGACCTGCGCTGACACGACCGGGTGACGCCGTCCGGCCGATGCCCACCCGCGCCGAACGGGTCACTGTGGACGCGCAAAGAATCCACGCTCGTAACTACACGTCACGGCGGCCGTCTATCCCTCTACGGCGGCCCCGTCAACACGAGAGGGAACCATGAAGGTTCGCAAGATCCTCGCTGGTGCCGCAGCCATAGCCATCGGCTCGCTCGCAGCACTGGCACTCGCAACCCCCGCCTCGGCGACCGCGAAGAACCCGACGGTCGAGTGGGCGCCACTCTGTGACGCCAAAGGTAAGGTCACGGTAACCGTCAAGCTCCCAACCGGCGGCGACGCCATCGACGTGCAGGTCGTGACGCGCGGCGGAGAGGTGAAGGCAACGAAGCCTGCGTTGGCGGGCGGAGGTACCTGGGCTCCGACGGTGACTGACACGGTGCTGCTTCAGGTGAAGTATCGGAGCGCAGGCGCAGGTCAGTACGGCTCCGCTATCAGCGAGTTCGTCTGGGACCAGGCGGCCCCTGGCGTCTGCAAGCCGACGATCGAGACGTTCAACGCGACGTGCGACAACCTGAACCTCGGCCTGTCGCTCGGGAACCCCGTCGCCGCCGCACTGGAGTACACCTTCAGCGGCGGAGTGACCGACTCGGGAACGCTCACCAAGGGCCAGTACGCGGCTGCGGATGAGGTCGTCGGCAAGGACATCAACTACACCTGGAGGTACGGCAGCGGAATCTCCGGTAGCGGCACGGCCAAGTACGTGCTGCCCAAGGACTGCGCAGCCGGTACCCCTGGTGCTGTCGTGGACCCGCCGGCGAAGCCGGGCAAGAAGTTCCACGGCAACGGCCGGCACACTCACGTGGTCTACGTGCCGGTTGCCAACAACGCTGGCGGGGGCACCACAGCCGCTGGCGGAAACCAGGGCGGCGACTCGTCGTCCACAGCTGCTGCCGGCGGGCAGTCTGACGACTCCCTGCCGGTGACCGGCTCCCCGGTCCGGACCGTCATGTTCGCCGGTGCTGCGCTGCTGCTAGTCGGCCTGGTCGCGCTGTTCGTGGCGCGTCGCCGCCGCGTCCGGTTCACCTCGGCCGGGGAGGCTGACATCCGGCTGATCTGCTCGTAGCGTCGCCCCCGTCCTGTCACCGCAGGCGGGGGCGACGTGTTTCTGTCGGTGGGGCGGCGTAGGGTCCGCCTTGGAGTTGATGGTCACGTCGGTACGTCGACGCTCAGCCTGTGCGCGGCACGGGACCGCGAGCGCGGGGCGCGCGGCGGCCGGCTCGTCGGAGAGGCTGCGATCGGGCGGATCTCGGCCCGCTGCGCTACTGTCGTCATCCCCCAGGCTGCGGCGGTCCGCGTGATGCACGCTCAGTGCCCGCGGGCGCTGTAGGGTACCCAGCCGGCCCCCCGATCGGGGCCGGTCGCCCACGACGGGCGGCAGCACGAGCAGGGCAGGACGCAGTACACGGTCGAGGGCCCGCACTAGGTGTCGGTGCGGGCCCTCAGCGCTGCGGAGGTGCGACGGTCAGGAGCGGAGCATCGTCACCACGATCATCACCACCAGGGCGGCGATCGCGGCGATGCGGAGCAGGGACCAGGTGTGCCACCAGGCGCTCTTCCACGCCGCCCGCATGTTCGCCACCGAGGTGCGGTAGTCGGCCCACGCCCGGCGCCAGCGGGCCCAGCCGGCGCCGAGGACGAGCATCGCAGCCCCTACGAACACAAGCGCCGTTACCGTCCCTGCGCTCACCGCGCCGTCCTCCTATCGATCGTCGTACCGTGCCGGTACTCTGTGTGCATGGTCATGTCGCATGATGACGCTGCCGACCGTGAGCTGTGGCTCCGCCGGGCGCGCGACGCTGCGATCGAGGCGACCCTCTCCGGCGCCACCGCTGAGCAGATCGCGGACCAGATCGCGGAGGGGATCCGTGAGGGGCTGCGGGTCGCCGGGATCCGGCAGGCCGCTGCGGACGGCATGTCCGAGCTGGAGCGCCGCGCCGCATAGCGGCCCGCGATCATTCCCACCTGCGCGACAGCGGGTTCACTCCCGCGCCTTCCACGATCCGGCGCTTCAGCCCATCCTCGTCGGAGCGGTAGATCGAGCCGCCATCGCCGCCTGTACCGACCTGAGGCCGGTAGATGTACTGCTTGGCGTCGGCCCCGGTCCGGCCGAGCACATCGTCGTCGACCAGCCGTCCGAGCTGCTTCTGCCGCGTCTGCCGTGACACCCGGATGCCGCGGGTTAGCAGTTCGGCGCCGATCTCGCCGGACCGGAGCGGGCGGGGGTAGATGTCGCGCATGAGCAGCTCGATTGCCTCCCGCGTGGATGCCTGGCCCGCCTCGGTCTCCCCCTCGCTGGCCTGTCCTGCCGTGGCATCCTCGCCGTCCTCGTCGCCGCTGTCGGCTGGGGTGGCTGGCTTCGCTGGCTCTGGCGGTCCGGGTTCGTCGTCGTCCTTGTGGAGCGCCTCGGCGGCCGCGTCGAGCCCAGACAGGTCCACCCCGTACGGGCTTCCGTCGGCGGCGGGCCGCCCGTACGTGTCGTCGTCTACCTCGGCCCGGTAGCGGTCCCACCGTCCTGCGTAGGCACGCCCGTCGGTGACGTCCCGCATTGCCGGGTGGTCGCGGATCTCGACCTCGACCGTGTGGGGATCGCGTCCGAGAACGTCCCAGAGGGTGAGGTCCGCGAGGACCCGCTGCGCCTCTGTGTCCAGTTCGGGGCGGAGCGGGGCGACGGCGATCGTGTGCTGCTCCATCTGCGCCGGGGTGACGTCGCAGCCGCGTAGGAGTTCCAAATCGGGGGCATCGTCGTCGGGGTTGTCGTTGGCGATCCGCGCCCAGAAAACGCCCTTGTTCCGCATCGTGATCTTCGGTGGGGTCTTGTCGATGATGTGGGTGTACTCGCCGTGTTCGTTCATACGCGCACAGATCCTGTGCCTGGCGTTCACGCGTAGGGTCTTGTCGATCGCGTCGGCGACACCACGAAGTACCGAGTGGATGACCCGGCCGGCCTCGGCGCGGCCGATTTCGGCGACCTTCGTGATGCCCTCGGACACGAGCAGACCGAGCAGGCCGGGGAGTTCTTCTACCTCGGCGCCCTCGTCGCCGACGATGACGAGCGCCGGGAGTTTCGCGCTGACCGGCAGGACGTTCGTGTTCGCCGCGCGTTTCAGTCCGATGCACACCCTGGAGCGCTTGCGGTGCTTCAGGATTTCCCGTGCCCCGGCGAGCATCACAGCGGCCTCGACCGGGTTCGCCGCCACCCAGTCGACGGCTGGTTTCGCGGCCTTGCCTTCCAGGTACGGCGTGACGAACGGCTCGGCGACGCCGCCGCCGTTCATGTCAACGACCCATACGACCGCGTCGACGCACCTGGCCAGGTACATGATGATTCGCCGCAGCAGCGTTGTTTTCCCCGATCCCGGAGAGCCGCCGACGATCATTGACTCGATGCGCAGGCACACGTACCGCCACGCCCCACGCGCATTCCGGCCGAGCGGGAACGAGTCGGTGATGGACATTGGGCCGGTGTCGGTGTTGCCCGGGACGTCCTCGCCGAACACGTCAAACAGCATGACGTCGATGATTGCCTCGCCCTGATGGTTCTCGCCGTCGAGGACGGATGCGACGCAGCCTTTCTTCAGGTGCAGCTGTGCCTGGATCTGTGGCTGGTCGCCGCGCAGATCATCGACGGTACCCCCGTCGGGTAGGTCGACGTGGATGCGTTCGCCCCCCTTCGGGTTCTCGGGCCACGGAGTCACAGCCGTCACCACATAGTTGCGTTTGGTTGCCCGGCGGATCTTCGCCTCGCGGTCGCGGATGGTGCGCGGTCGCGGGTCTCCGGGGTCTGTTTCCTCGACGATCCAGTCCGACAGGGTGCCGGTGGTGGGGAGCCGCAGGCTGGCGACGGTGACGACGATCGCACCAACGGCGAGGATCCACAGCGGGTACTCGCCCCAGCCGTTCGCGATGACCCAGGATACGAATGCGCCGCAGCCGAGTAGCGACAGGCCGATGAGTACGCAGGCGGGGATGGCGGCTGGGCGCCGCCATCCCACGAGTGCGAGTGTGCAGGCAGCTACGGCCATCGTGGCCAGTGGCTGCCACCACGTGAAGAGTCCGCAGTGGCGGCCTGCGAGAGCGGCTGCGAGCGTGAATGCGAGCCCGGCGGCAACCCACCAGGGGGCGTTCCATTCGCTCCGGGTGTTGTTCGCTGCCACGGCTGACCCCTTTCAGCTGTACGGAAGGCGGTTACACGTCGTTGCCGGCGCGGTGGACATCGGCTGCCTCTTCTTGCTTGCGGCCGAATCCGCGCCCGCCGTGTGCGCGTTCCTCGTCGTGCGCGTTACGCCGCAGATAGATTGGCCGCAGCGTCTCGGCCTGTGCCTGGAGTTTCCGTAGCTGCGTGGCGAGCGACGCGGTGTCTGCCGTGATCTTCGCTGCTGCGCTGGCGAGCGCCTGCATCTCGGCCACTACTTTCTTGTCCATTGGCATCTCTGTATCGGCCTGGGTGGTAGCCCTTTGGAGTTCCTTGGCGTACTCATCCCGGAAGCCGGCGATTTTCTTGGTCGCGGCTACGTCCGCTTCGAATGCTTGAACGATCGCAGGGAATGATTTCGCCGCGAATCCTTGCAGGGAGATCCCGGGGTTGTAGATCCTGCCGCTTGCCACTGTTCCTCCATCGGTTGCAAATGCTGCTTCGGTTTGGCCACCGCCGGCTGCCGGCTTGTACTCGTATTCGGTATGCCTGTTGGCGTCAGGGTCGGGGCGCTGCTCTTCGTTCCACAACTTCCAGTCCCCGTCGTCGAAGTCGTCGCCGTCCCCGCCGCCGCCCTCGTGGTCGCCGTCGCCTGGGTTGTTTTCCCGGTCCGCGCCACGTCTGCGACGGCCGGACACATCCTTGAAGTCGTCGTTGAGGAGGTGGTCGAGGTCGTCTGGTCCCGGGCGCTGAACCATCCGTGACGCTGGCCGCGTCCACCTCTGCGCGACCCTCCGCCCCTCCTGCCGCTGCTGCCGCCGCGTGAGCTGCTGCCGCCGGCCCCGCCATTGCCTCGCCTGCCCGTCGCCGATGAGCCGCCGAACGGCCACCACGAGCCGCCGCCAGCACCATTACCCTTCGCACCCTTGCCTTTCCCCGGGCCTTTGCCCGCTCCGCTGAGGAGCTTGCCCAGCCCAGATCTGTCTCGGCCGCGCCCCGGCCCGCGGCTGGACCATCCGAGGAGCTGCCCGAGTGGGCCGCCACGTCCCCCGGCACGTCCGCTGCGGAACCGCGACAGCACCTCGCCGCCCTTCCTCCCCGCGCCCCTGCCTCCACCGCCGGCCCGGCCTGCGACGATCGACCCGAGGAGCCCGCTGAGCCAGCCGCCTTTGCCTTTGCGGCGCCACGCGAGCAGACCCATCCAGATGACCAGGGCAAGGCCAGCGTTCGCGGCGGCCCACCACTTCCAGCCGAGGCCGAAGAACCCGGCCAGCTCGAGCACGAGGACGCATCCGAGCGTGGCGAGGACGACCGGCGGGCGGGACATCCATGCGGGTGCGCGGCTGCGTGTCCGCCGTGCCCTGGGCGCCTGCTGGGCGCCTCCTGGCGATGCTGGCGCGGGCTGCCCGCCGGGTTGTGGCTGCGCCATGACCCCTCCCTCCGATGGTTACTGTCTGTTGATGTCAGGGGGTGACTGTCACCCCCTGACTGTCAGGGGGTGACACCCGCCAGCGGGCGGGGGGCTCCCAGGGGCGCAGACCACGGACCCCCTGTTTCGGTGGAGGTGTCAGGGGGTTGACAGTCACCCCCTGACATCAACACGGAGCGTGACTGCGGCGGGGCTGCCCACGGGCTCGTCCTGGGCGCGTCGGCGAGCAGCTCGACGAGCATCCGCGCGTACTCGTCGGCGATGTCGAACGGCATGTTGGCGCCGCCGATCACGCGGACCGCACCGTGGGTGCGGACGTGCGGCGCGGCGGCTGCGGCGAGCGCGGCCGGGTCCGCGACGTACGGGATCGCCGGAATCGCGGTCTCCATGCCGGGGCGGCGCTGGTCGGGTCCCCACAGCACCCAGTCCCGGCCGTCGCCGACCCGCTCGGACACGCCGTCGCCGTGGGGCTCCACGACCAACGGTGGTTGATCAGTCATGATGTTGGATACCTCCATTTGGTGGGGTTGGTGGGCGGCCGGTCTGGTGGGCGGGCCGCCCGCTGCTGTCACGTGCTGGTCGTGAACTCGGCGGCGAGACGCTCGAGCTGCGCGGCGAGCAGCCCGAATCGCGCGGCGGCCAGATCGAGCGCGGCCAACGCCAGGCCTCCATCCGGGCCGAGCTTGAGCGACTCAGCCAGGAACGTGTCGTGTGCGCTGGTAGCAGACTTGCGCGCCTCGTCTGCGAGGCGGAGGAGCACGTCACGCATCGCCGCGATCCCTCCCAACGGTCGAAACGTGCCGCTGCAACCTGGTCGGGGACAGCACCCTGGCGCCAACCAGCCCGGCGAGCCCACCAACCACAGCGGCGAGCGGCGGCCACGTCTCGAGCTGCGGGAACCGGGCGGCGACCGCGAAGCAAGCGACGGCCACCGCGGCAGCGATGGTCGTGGCGCAGACGGTGAAGCTGGCGTGCGCCCACCGGTGCCACCTGGCAATCGTCTCCGCGTCGGCGCGACGGCAGACCGTGTGCGTCGTGCCGCAGGCCGTACACACCACATCCTGGATGTCCGGGTAGGCGCCGCTCACTGGACGGGTTGTGACGTGCGGGTACCGGATCATGCCGCACACGCCTGTCCGGGCGACTCGGTCAACGCCATCCGGCATCCGTCGGCGATAAGCCGCATAGCCCACTCCGGGTCAGTGCTGGCCGGTACGCCGAGGCGCGCGTTGATCGCCGCGTAGACGGCGTACAGCCGGTCGGCGTCGCCTCGTTCGGCGGCTGCCTGGAGATGCTCCAGCTCGCCGCGGGTAGGTCCGTGGATGGTCATGACGCTGTCTCCTCTGCGTCCGTAGTGGGGGGCTGTCCGGTCGCTGTCCGCTGTCCGCTGTCCGCTGTCCGGTCGCTGTCCGGTCGCTGCCCGGACAGCAGTGCCATCACGTCGCGAGCGCGGTCTGTAGAGCAGGAGCCGAACTGTCCGCGGAGCGCGGCGCGGACAGTGGGTCGTCCGGGAATTCCGTCCGCGCACGCCGGCTGTCCGGACAGCCACGCGGCCATCTCCTCGACGGTGTGGCTGGCTGTCCGGCCGGTGATCGAAACGACTGTCCGACTGTCCGCTGCCGCTGTCCGGCGGTCGAGCGCGCAGCTGTCCGGTTGGCCTGCCCGCACGGCCGTGCCGCTGTCCGCTGGGCTGTCCGCAAGCGGCCGGGTGTCGACCACTGTCCCCTCGATCACGTTGTCGGTGTCCGGCGCCAGCCAGGGGTTGGTGGCGGACAGCGCGGCTGGGGTAGTCGAGTCGCGGAGCGCGTACCGTGCGGCGAGCTGCTCCCGGACGATCCGGCGGCCTGCGTCGTCGAGGTAGCGTCGCGCGGCCCGGTCGGCGCGCGTGAGGCGCCAGTCGGCGAGGTTGCGCCGATGGCCGGGTTTGGCCTGATGGTAGGCGTACAGGCGCCCGGCCAGGCGCTGGAGGCGTCGTTCCCGGTCGGCTTCCTCCAGGCCGAGCGCGCCAGGCTGGGCGAGGTGGAGCCGGACGGCGAGGCGCCGCAGCGACACCACGGAGGTGATCGTCTCGCGCGTGACGGCCAGCCCGGACCGGTCGAGGCCAGCCCACCAGAAACCAGCGACGAGCAGGGGCGGGACGATCCGGATCGCAGCTTCGGCGCGGCTGGTCGCGGCAGTCGTGGCAGCCGCTCCGACGCCGGCGGCGACGATCCACACGAGCAGGGCAAAGCCGCGTGCGCGGCCGAGGGCAGACTTGCGACTTGCGTCGTTGAGCTGGCGTTCCTCGTCGCTGTCGGGCTGGGCGGTTGCCAGGGTACGCAGCTCGGTGAGCGCCTCGTTGACGAGCGCCGCTGCCGTGAGCAGCGCGACCTCGCCGAACGCGAACAGCGCCCATTGCTCGACACCGGACAGTCCGAGGGTGCGTCCGGCGACCCGCCACATGCTGTCCGCGGACAGCCCGGTTGTGAGCGCGACGGACAGGGCAAGGAGCCGGCGGCTGACCGGTGCCCGGCGGGTGCGGACAGCGGCGACCGTGACGGCGATGGCGCCGATGAGGACAGCGGCGGACAGCGCGATCCTGTCCGCATGTCCGCTGACCCATGCGGACAGTTCCGCGATCGTGTTCACCGCGTTGCTCCTGTCCGCTGTCCGCTGTCCGCTGTCCGGGTCATGGCTGTCCGGTCTCCTGTCCGGTCGGGGGCTGTCCGCTGCCACTGTCGCATAGCTTGACAAGCTTGGCAAGCTGGTCCAACCTTGTCAACCATGAGAGCAACCGTCGTGCTGGAGGTCGCGGGAGATTTGGCACGGCAGTTGATCGAGTCGATAGACTCGGCGCACTCGACAAACTTAGGGGTGCGGATGGTCGGTGACGGAACCGAGATGACGCCGATCGAGGTGGCACGCGAGCTCGGTGTGTCGACAGCGACCGTCCGACGCTACGAGGCGAAGGGCTGGCTGGCGGAGGCGCGTCGGCTACCTGGGTCGAGATACCGCCGGTTCCGGCGGGCAGACGTCGACGAGTTCAAACGTCGCCGGGACGCAGGGGAGTTCGACGGTGACGGCATTGTCCTGCCCGTGTCTTAGCCGGCCGTCCCTCGTTACATTTTCATGTTGGACTTGAAATGAAAGTGGCCTCCCGGTGCCGGACGCACCGAGAGGCTCCCAAACGAAACGGATCCTGCGAAGGGGGACCCGATGGGCTCTACCGTACCGGGCGGCACGTCTGCCGCCAACATCGACCATGAAGTATCTTCACATCCCTCGATCGACTCCGGTCCGATGGAGATCACGCGTCGCCCGGAGGTTGCCGCCTCCGCCGTCACGACCGGGACGGAGCTGGCGCGCCGCCGGCTCGCACCCACCGCCCGACGCGGGTGATTCCCCGCCCGCCCAACACCGGCGCCTTTGCCTCACCGCTTGAGGTGTACGCGGCCCTCACCTCGGCCATCGCCGCCGGGTGCGCGCCGCCGACGCGGGTCGTCCTGCGCCAGCGCGGACAGGACCGGACGGTCGAACTCGAGTTCCCCCAGTCCCACCCGGACGGCCGCGGCGCGGTCGACTCGTGGGCGGCCGAGTTCGACGGCATCCCGGGCGAGGCTGTCGGCTGGCTGGCGCTCCGCTACGGCTTCGATCCGAGCGAGTGCCGCGACGAGCTTGCATCCGGGTGGGGCCTGCGGGTCTTCACCCACCTGGACCTGCCGCTGACACTCGGCGGCGCTGATCGTGCGGCTGGCGCGTGGCGCGAGACCCAGCCGCACAGTGTGGACGAGCCGCCAGGGGTGGACGGCTCCCACACCAACGGTGGGTGCCCCACGGATGGCGGGGCACCCACCACCAGCTCCCCGGTCGGGCTTGAGGGGGCCCGGCCGGGGCAAGACCACGCCACCACCACCCTTGGTGGCGTGGCGGGCAGCGCCCGGGACCCCAATCGGGGTGACTGCGTCGAGCCGGGGGGCATGCACGCCCCGGGCGCTGCCCGCACCATGGACGGCGGTGCGCCGTCATGACGATCCTGTCGGGGCTGCTCACCCGCCCGTCCCGCAAAGACCTGGAGCTGGCCGCCGTTGCGGAGAGGATGCGGCGAGACGGCGCGGAGCTACGCCGCGGTGCCGCGCTCGGGGCCGCAGGCCGGCATCTCGCCGCGCTGTTCCGCGTCGAGGAGGAACGCGACGCCGCGTATGCGCGCATCGCGCTCCTCGAGGAGCGTCTCGCTGCGGCGGTTTGCGAGCGGGACCACGACCGGCTCACGGGACTCCGCAACCGCCCGTGGCTCGAAGCCGCATGGCCGACGTTGGATCCGGCCGGGCTGCTGCTCCTCGACCTCGACGGGTTCAAGGCTGTCAACGACATGTTCGGGCACGCCGCCGGTGACGAGGTCCTCGTCGAGGTTGCCCGTCGGCTACCCGGCCACGAGGGGTGTGTGCCCGTGCGGCTGCACGGCGACGAGTTCGTCATCGTGCTGGGCGCCGGGCGCCCCGTGGGCCCAACTGCGGCCATGGTCGGCGGGCTGATCAGCGGCGTGCCGGTCCGGATGGCGTCCGGGTCGACGGTCGTCGTATCGGCCACGGTCGGTGCGGTCGAGGTCGAACCCGGCGAGGCGTTGGCGTTGGCGCTACAGCGCGCGGACGCCGCGATGTATGCGGCGAAACCAGCTCGGAGGCCTCCGCTACCCGGACCGGCAGCGTCGCCGATCGGGTACGCCGGGCGCCGCAGGTACCGGGACGCCGAGCGGGGTGTGGTGCTGCCGTGACCGCCGACAACGCGACGTGCATGGTCCTGAGGTCCTCCGGGACCGTCCACGTCGCCGAGGTCAATCAGCCGGTGCTTGTCGGGCTGATTGTTGACCGGCGTCGACCTGTCAAGATCGGCATCGACCTGATCAACTTCCCGGGCCCTGCGTGGTGGATCGACCGGGATCTGTTGTCCAGGGGGCTGGCCGGCCGTGCCGGATGCATGGATGTGATCGTCGAGCCGTACGGGCCACTGCGGGTGTCGGTGCTGCTGCGCGCCAGCCACGTCGGCGACCAGGACTGCACTGTGCTACTGCTGCGCCGCGAGGTGCGTCGCGCACTCCTCAAGGGTGGCGGGTTCGCCGATCGAGTGGTCGAGTCGGAGTGGATCGAGCGGTCGGTCGAGGACCTGATCACTCGATGCGTCGGCAGGGGCGCGTCATGATCCGGGCGTTGGTGGCGTGGATTGTCTCGCCGGAGGTGCGTCGCCTCCGGTCCGGACTGGCGGCCGAGCGTCGCCTGCGGGTCGGCGTCGACGCACAGCTCGGCGAGTGCCGCAGGCTCACGGCCGAGATCGCAGCGATGGTCGCCGAGGCTGGACTCGATCGTGATGTTGCCTGGTGGCGGTCGGAGTGCGCCAGTCTGCGGCGGTTGTGCTCGGCGCAGGCCGATCAGCTCGCCAGGCTGGAGGGGCGGCCGGTTCAGGCGGACCTGCCGCCGATCCGGTGCGCCGAGGCGAAGCCAACGCCGCCCCGGCTCGCCGACGGGCAGGTCCGGTACTCCCAACCCGCGCCGAAGGCGACGCCGTGAAGCGGGGAGCGCCGATCGCGCGGCGTGCCGCGCTGCAACGGTCCGGGCCGCTGCGCCGCAAGGTGCCGATCGGGTGTCTGCCGAAGGCCGGCGTACGCATCGGCGGCAGCGTGCCCCGGACGGGCTTCCCTGCAGGTGTGGTCACAGCGGTCATGGCCCGCGCCGGCGGATGCTGCGAGCTGTGCGGCATCAACCTCGGCGGTGAGCGCGGGATCGACTTCAGCGTGCACCACCGCCGCCCGCGGGGTATCGGCGGCTCATCCGATCCGGTGACGTCGTCGGTGTCGAATGCGCTCGTGATCTGCGGGTCGGGGACGACCGGGTGCCACGGGAGGGTCGAGCAGTACCGGGCGATCGGAATGCAGGCGGGGTGGATTGTGCGGCAGGGCCAGGACCCGGCCGTCACCCCCGTGCAGGTCCTGGTCGGATGCCGACAGGCGCGGGTCCTGCTCGCCGCTGACGGCACGTACGGGGAGCGGGTTGTCGGCGTACCAGGCACGCAGGGTGCGGCAGGTGTTGGACGCCGACGGTGTCCGGTGGGGCGAGTACGGCCAGTGGTGGCTGCAGGCGACCATCGCCGCGCGGGCCGGTGTGCTGCTCGCGGCCGGTGTCGATCCGGAGACGTTGGGGGGCGACCGTTGAGCGGGCGATGGTTCGGCGGGCTGCTGTGTTGGAGTCAGCGCAGGTCGCGGATGCGTGGCACGCAGTACGCAGGGCAGGCGTGGGAGCTGACCCGCCTGACCCGGGCCGACGCTGACGACCTGGACGTGCCGCACGGCTGGCACCTGTCACCCGGCCACGGTGGTGTGCCGGTGCTGCACTGCGGGGTGCTGGTCGCGCGGGCGCGGGCCGTCGCCGAGGCGGCAATCCTGTGCGGGCTGCCCGCGGGTGACGGCGGGTTGGCCGCGTCGCCGCCGACGCTGGCCGAGGTGATAGCCGCCCCCGGCCTGGTCGTTGAGGCGCCCAGCGGCCGGGCGGTGGCGCTGTGGCCGGACGCCAGTACCCTGCGCATCGTCGCCCACGGCTACTACCGGCTGGGCACGAGAGAGCCGCACCTCCCGGTCACGTCCGGGGTCCCGGGCGGGCCGATCGTCGCCGAACTCGCCCCCAACCTGACGGCAGCCATGCTGCGGACAGCGACAGAGCCGGCCACGATCTGGTGGCGACTGTACGGCGGGGCCGACATCGGCCGGGCATGGCCCGCCGCACCGGGCCTGTACGACACGTGGGCGTCGGTGCTCACCGGGCTCATCGCCGGACTGTCGGGCGGCGCCCGGTGAGCACCGTCTGGCTTATCGCCGCCGCGTGGTGCGGGTGGGTTGTGGGCTGCGCGCTCGCAATCCCACCCGTCGCCCTGCTCTACCGGTGGGCTGTCACGAAACCTCTGGGGGTGTCAGGTGAGTGAGGGCGTCGGCAGGTCCATGGACACCACCGCCACAACGATGGTGGTACTGACCAGCCCGGAAGAGCAGGCCGAGCGGGAGACGTGGATACGGCGGTTCGCGCAGCGGTACGCGGGCGTCCTCGGCGACGGGGTGGCCCCACCCAACGGACACGACGCTGTTCGTGAGCGCTTCGAGGCACCAGCCGCCAGTCCGGAGCTGCGGCAGATGGCGCGGGACTTTCGGTTGGCGCTCGCCATCCTCGGCGTCGACGTGTCCCCACCACCGCCGCCCGGGACGTGCAGTGGCTGCGGCAGGGCCCGCACCCTCGCCGACTCGGCGTCCGGTACGCCCCGCTGCCAGCAATGCATGCGGCGACTGCAGGCAGGAGGTCGGACGTGACCGCGCGCACCGGGCCGATGCCGGTGCCCGCGCGCATCACTTGGGCGCTCAACGCTATGGGTGCCGAGGGCCCGGAGGTCGACGTCGCCTGTGGCACCTGGGAGGGCAACCCGGCTGGCGACGTCGACGCGTGGGAGGCCGGCGAAGCGTGCCCTACGCCGGGCCAGGTCGTGAAGCTCGCCGAGTACACCGGGCACCCGGTCGGCTGGTTCTACCGGCCCATCCCCGACGAGCTGGCGAAGCCGCACCGGGTGTTCATCTGCGAGCGCGGCAGACGCCCGGAGAACGCGTTGACGGTCGTCGAGTCCTCCATCGGCTGGGACGGCGTGCTCAAGGTCGACGAGATCGTCTCGCCGAAGTCGCCGTACCGGCCACGCAAGCCAGCTGCTGCGAGACAGAGGCCTGCCGCCGACGTCGACCTGTCCAAGCCGCACGAGCCGGTAGAGGACCCCGAGGCGCCCGGCTGTTGCCGCTGCAAACGGCCGATGGACTGCGCCGCCAGCATGCACCGCTCAGGGAGGCGATGACCGTGGGTCAGGAAACGGGCGTCTCGTACGCCCAGCACACGTTCAACGCCTGGTGGGGGCGTGTTCCCTGCTCGCCGGGCTGTAAGCACTGCTACGCGTCGGCGTGGGATGCCCGGTTCGGCGGCGACCATTGGGGGGTCGGCAGCTCGAGGAAGCTGTTCGGCGATAAGCACTGGGCGCAGCCGCTGCGCTGGAACCGTGACGCCGAACGGGCCGGGGTGCCCGCGCGGGTGCTGTGCCCGTCGATGGGCGACGTGTTCGAGGACCTCGACGTCCTTGTCGACCCGCGTCGGCGGCTCTTCGGCGCGATCGAGCAGACGCCGTGGCTGCAATGGGTCATGCCGACGAAACGCCCCGAGAACGTGGCCGGGATGGTCCCGTGGGGACACGGCG